GGAAGGTGCAGCTCGAGGACGGCACGCTGGTCCGGGTGCATGCGGTGCTGCGGGGCTGCGGGAAGCTGGCGTACCCGTCGAAGAAGATCGCCAAGGCGAAGGCGGCCGAGCAAGCCCGCCAGACCGGCGAGCTGATCCGGGCGTACCACTGCACCGACGGCTGCCACGCCTGGCACATGGGCCACCCGTGGGGCCAGCGCGGCAAGATCGCCGACGTGGCGTGAGCGATCACCCGTCGTTCCAGATGCCAGCCTGCCACCGGCACTTCTTCACGGGTAACCGGTGGTGGTGTCGCCGGTGTCATCGGGAGGTCGAGTCGCAGTTCCGCGAGGTATGCGAGGCGTGGTGGGCTTCACGCCGGCAGGACGCTGAAGATGCCCGCGCAGGCTGACCCCGACCTGGCCCTCAAGCTGGCCCAGGCGGTCGCCGACCTGTACGGGACGGCCACCGAACAGCTGCTGCGCATCGTCGCCGGCCGTCTGGCCCGGGGCATCGAGTCGCCGGGGTGGGCGGAGGCGAAGCTGGCCGAGGTCACCGGGCTGCGCAACGAGGCCAGGAGGGTCGTAGAGGCGCTGCAGGCCGCTGCCCCCGACGTCGTGCAAGCAGCGATCGAGGGAGGCTGGGAGGCCGGTATCCGGGCCGCCCAGACCGACGTCGCCGGCACCCTGCTGCCCCGCACCAACGAGCAGGCCGTGCGGCGGCTCATCGACGAGACCGTGACGCAGCTCGCCGACGCTCACGCCCAGATCCTCCGCTCGACGGTCGACGTGTACCGGCAGGTCGTCGCCCAGGCCTCCGCGCTGCCGGTGTCGGGCGCCGGGACCCGGCGGCAGGCCGCCCAGCAGGTGTTCGACCGCCTGGTGGACCGGGGGCTCACCGGGTTCATCGACAAGCAGGGCCGACGCTGGGGGCTCGACACGTACGCCGAGATGGCGACCCGGACCGCCACCGGCCGAGCCCAGGTCGCCGGCACCCTCGACCGGTTCCAAGCCGACGGCCGAGACCTCGTGATCGTCTCTGACGCCCCCCAGGAGTGCAAGGCGTGCCGCCCGTGGGAGGGCCGGGTGCTGTCGATCTCCGGCGCCGACCCCAAGTACCCGTCGCTGCAGGCGGCGCAGCGGGCGGGCCTGCTGCACGCCAACTGCCGCCACCGCCTCGGCGCCTACATCCCCGGGGTCACGAAGCGGCTCACCGACACCGCCGACCCCGAAGGCGACCGCCTGCGTCGGGAGCAGCGGAGGCTCGAGCGGGGGGTGCGCCAGTGGAAGCAGCGGGCCGCTGCCGCCCTCGACGACGACACCCGCCGCCAGTGCGAGCGGCGGGCGAGGGACTGGCAGGCCCGGCTCCGCGACCACGTCACGGCGAACGACCTGAAGCGGCAGCCGCAGCGGGAACGGCTCGGTGCCCGGTGACGTGGCCCACCCCGGGCCGATGATGCCCCCGATGACCGACATCCTGGTTGACCCCCCGCCCGCTCCCCCCGCCGCCCCGCCCGCGGACGGCACCCCGCCGCCCGCCCCGGCCGCCGACGGCAAGGTCACGTTCTCCGCCGAGCAGCAGGCCGCCCTCGACGAGATCATCGCCAAGCGCACCGCCCGCGCCGCTGCCGACGCCCGCACCCAGTACGAAGCCGACCTCAAGCTGATCGCCGAGCGCGAGCAGATGGACGCCGCCGCCCGCGCCCAGGCCGAGAAGGCCGACCTCGAGAAGGCCTCCGCCGAGAAGGTCACCGCCGCCGAGAAGCGGGCCATGCGTTCCGACGCCCGGGCCGAGCTCATCGCCCTCGGCGTCCCGAAGGCCTCCGCCGACACCGCCCTCCGCCTCGTTGACCTCGACTCGATCGAGAGCCCCGACGACGCCGACGCGATCGCCGCTGCCTGCGCGGCTGCGGTCGCCGCCGTGCCCGGCCTCATCCCCACCGCCGCCGCCGGCGGCCCCTCGGGCGGCGAGTTCACCCCCGACGGCACCACGAAGGTGTGGACGAAGGACGAGGTCGGCGCCCTCAGCCCCACCGAGTACGACACGCACCGCGCCGAGATCATGAAGCAGATGCAGACCATCGGCATCAAGTAGCACCGACGCTCCGACGGGAGTCGAAACACGGGCCCTCACGGGCAGGGGAAACGCCGGCCACCCACCGGCCTCCGACGGGAGCGAAACGGGGCCACCACCACGGGGGCCAGCGGACCACCGGCACCACCGGCCAATCCCCCCCAACCGTGAGGAACCCCCATGGCACTCGACACCTTCATCCCCGAGGTCTGGACCCAGGAGCTGCTCTCCGCTCTGGAGAAGTCCCTGGTCATCGCCGCCCCCGGCGTCGTGAACCGCGACTACGAGGGCGAGATCGCCCAGGCCGGCGACACCGTCCACATCAACTCGATCGGCGACCCCACCGTCGCCACCTACACCCGGGGGTCGACCACGATCACCCCCGAGCAGCTGACCACGGCGCAGCAGTCGCTCGTCGTCGACCAGGCCAAGTACTTCGCCTTCCTGGTGGACGACATCGACGCCCGCCAGGCCAAGGGCAACGTGATGGGCGAGGCGATGCGCCGGGCCGGCTACAAGCTGCGCGACGCCGCCGACATCTACGTCGAGGCCCTGCTGCGGGCCGGCGTCGCCTCCGCCAACGCGCTCGGCACGATCGCCGTCGCCACCGCCTCCCCGACGGCCGCCTACGACAACGTGCTGATCCCGCTCAAGGTGACGCTCGACGAGGCCAACGTGCCCTCCGAGGGCCGCTACGTGCTGATCCCCGCCTGGGTGCACGGCCGCCTGCTCCGGGACGACCGGTTCATCCGGGCCGACGCCACCGGGGCCGGCACCTCCGCCGTGTTCAACGGCACCGTCGGCCAGGCCGCCGGCTTCTCGGTGCGGGTGTCGAACAACCTGCCGCTCATCACCGGCGACGACTACTCGGTGATCGCCGGCACGCCCGACGCCTGCTCCTACGCCGAGCAGATCAACAAGGTGGAGGCCTACCGGCCGCAGGACTCGTTCTCGGACGCCGTCAAGGGCCTCCACGTGTACGGCGCCAAGGTCACCCGCCCCGACTGCATCGCCACCGCCCCGGTCTCCAAGACCTGACCCGGCCCGGCCCCCGCCCGCCCTCCCCCGGGCGGGGGCCACCGCCACCCCTCACCCCCCTCCACTCGAAAGGGGGCCTTCATGGCCCGCACCGCCGTCACCGTCACCACCCTCACCGCCAACACCGGCGTCACCGAGCCCGCCGGCACCACCGCCGACCCCACCAACGACCACGTCGTCTCCGGGGTTCCGCTCGAGGAACTGGTGATCCGCCTCGCCAACACCAACGGCTCCGACCGGGTCGCCACCATCAAGGCCGGCGACAACCCGCCCGCCCTCGCGGCCGGCCTCGGCGACCTCGCCATCACCGTGCCCGCCACGACCGGCGTCGTCTGGGTCGGGCCGCTCTCGTCGGCCCGCTTCGCCCAGTCGGACGGGACCCTCGAGATCGACCTGGCGACGTCGTTCGCCGGGACGGTCACCGCCTACCGCATCCCCCGCACCGCCTGATGGCTGCCGTGGAGGTGGCCCAGGACGGCACCGTGTCGGGCCTCGAGGATGGCGCCACGCTGTCGCTCAAGGGCGAGAACGGGGTGCTGTTCGATCAGGACGTCCCGAAGTCGGGGACGGCGCAGCGCGAGGTGTTCGAGTACCTGATCCGCACCGGCAAGGTGCAGGTGCAGGACGCCCCCGAGAAGGCGCCGGCCGCCAAGAAGGCCGCCGCCCCGAAGGGCGACGAGGCGTGACCCAGGCCGGGGCGTGCACGGTGGGGGCGGCTACGGCCGCCTCTGCCAGCGCGCCCCGGTCAGGCGTGCCGCTCGAGCAGCAGATCGACCCGGGCCACCGCATCGAGCAGGTCGGGCCCCAGCGGCAGCTCGTTCACGAGTTGCGCCCGCAGCCGGTACAGCTCCACCGGCGCCCACGTCCCGACGTCGGCCGGCAGCCCGCGGGGTTCGTCCGCTGGTTCCTCGCCCACCACACGGACGGTACGCGATGACCGTCGCCTACGCCACCGCCGCCGAGCTCACCGAGTTCATCGCCGGCCGCACCCCGCCCGACGATGCCGCCCGCCTCCTGGCCCGAGCCTCGGAGTTGGTCGACGAGTGGGTGCGCGCCCCGTACACGATCGACGACACCACCAAGCTGCCCACCGACCCCGACATCGCCGCCGTGCTGCGGGACGCCACGTGCGCCGTCGTGGAGGCGTGGATGGAGGTCGGCGAGGACAACGACATCGACGGCCTCGCCGGCGCCCAGATCGCCGTCCAGGGCTACTCGGGGCCGCGTGCCCCTGCCGTGCCGCCCCGGGTCAAGCGCATCCTGGCGAACGCCGGGCTGCTCACCCCCGCCCCGTCGGCCCTGGCCGGCATCTACCCGGGGGGCCGCTGGTGATCCCCACCGCCGCCCTCCCGCACTTCGTCACAGTCGCCGACTTCCTCGGCGACTCGTTCGAGGGCGAGGCGTTCGGCTCGCCCAGCGTGCAGCTGCCCGCCCGGGTGGAGGGCAAGCGCCGCCGGGTCACCGCCGCCGACGGCTCCGACGTCCTCGGGGACGCCGTGATCGTGCTGCGCCCCCGCAGCGTGCCGGTTGGCTCGAAGGTCACCCACGGCACCAACACGTACCGGGTGCTCGCCGCCTCCGACGCCGTCGAGCTGCGCCGTGCCCACTCGACGGAGCTGATCGTGGCGGGCCCGGCATGAAGTCGAACGGCAACGCCTTCGCCCAGGAGCTGGCCCGCGTCACCCAGGCCGCCGTGTCCGACGCCACCGAGTACCTGCTGGAGACCGCCAACCGCACGGCCCCCATCGAGGAGGCCACGCTGATCGGCTCCGGCACCGCCACCGTCGAGCAGCACCCGACCGTCACCCGCGGGGTCGTCGCCTACGACACCCCGTACGCCGTGCGCCAGCACGAGGACACCCGGCTGCGCCACGACGCCGGCCGCCGGGCCAAGTGGCTGGAGCGCACCGCCGACGAGGAGGCCGCCACGATCGGGCGTCTCATCGAGGGCCGGCTGGCGCAGGTGGCCCGATGATCGCCGCCGCTGTCGCCAAGCACATCGACGCCAACGTGGCCGGGATCACCCGGTCCACGACCGCCGGCGCCGGCAACCTGTTCCTGGGCCGCATGCCCGACCAGCCCGACGAGGCCGTCGCCGTCATGCCCCAGCCCGGCCGCCCCCAGTACGACCGCTCCCCGACGGACCTGCCGAACGTGCAGGTGATCGTGCGGGGGGCGAAGCGCACCCCGATGTCGGGCTACGAGCGGGCACGGGCCATCTACGACGCCCTCAACTGCCTCGACGGCGTGCTGCTCGACCCGGGCGGCGCCGACGAGGTGTACCTGATCGGGTGCACCGCCCAGCAGTCCGACCCGATCCCGCTCGGCCCCGACGCGCTCGAACGCCCCGAGTGGTCCCTGAACTTCGCTCTCACCACCCACCAGCCCACCACCCACCGCCCCGCCTAGGAGGCACCACCACCATGGCCGAAATCACCAAGTACCTGGCCCGAGACCACGTCTTCGAGGTCAACAACGGCACCAGCGGCCCGCCCGACTGGCTCGAGGTCAAGGGCATCAACACGTGGTCCTCCCCCAC